GTTGGAATATTGTTTTCATGACAGAAATTTAAAATGTCCCAGTTAAGCAAGACATAATCAATGAACCCCAACTCTTCAAAAAGTTCTAGCTCAGTTTTAACTCTATCATAATAAATTTGAGCGTTTTCTTTTTTGTTAATGCCTTTATCGAGAACCCCTTTATGACAGAGCTTACGCAAGAACTGATAATTGCTTGAGGTATTCGGAATCCCTAAAGCATCATAATATTTTTGTTCAATAATGATTTGCGGGAGTTTAACACCAGGGAGTGTTGGGCTTTCGTATTTTTGGAATTCGTTTAACATATTAAATTTCAATGTCATAAATCTGTTTCTGGAAAATTTGAAAGGTCATTTCAATATCGTAAAGAGCATCATGAAGTTTTGATGGATCGTGCGGAATATCGTAAGTTTTAAGCAAGTGAGCTTGGCTTGTTTTAATGCCCTTCTCTCTATAATTTAGCCATCTATACTGCCAAGAGATTAAGTCGTTTGTATCTACTGTTTTAACACCCTTAGCGATAGACATAGCAATAGCCTTTGTGTCAAGAATATTCTTCACATAAGAATAGTCTGTCTCTAAGCCAGCATGTTTCATCCATGAATTAATCATGTAAACATCAAAGCCAAGAATGTTCTGCCCAATGATTTTCGTGTTTTTGTCTTTAAGAAGCGGCAAAAACTCTTTCAAGATTTCTTTTGGACTCTTCGCTAGTGAGCGATATTTCTCATAGTTAAATCCAGTGATTCGCGCAGCTTCCTCGCTTACCTTTAAATCGTCCCACCAAATGTATCTTTCTTGGCGGCTAACGATCTTTTTGCCAACAGCTTCGATCCAAGCAATTTGCCAAGGTCGAGTATGACAAAGATTCAAGCCTTCTGTCTCAGTATCTAAGACAAGGTATTTTTGACCGAAATTAAATCGTAGTAAATTATCCTTCATATTGTTTATAAGATTCCCAGCAAAACGAGTCGCTTCCACAATGCTCTAAGTTTGGATTAGACAAAGAGCGTTCTTTACCAAAGGTACGATTGCATAGGCATTTATAAGTTTGCCAAGCTGAAAAATCTTCTTTATTTTTGTAATAAATAGATTTTACTTTTTCGATATGCAGGTCATTTTCTTGAGCGTATTTAGAAACTTTTTCAAGAATAAACTGATCAAATGGAAGATCGTTGTCTTCGATAAAGATTGTCGGTTTTGTGAATCCAAAATTAGGGACACACTTTCTACCGATAAAATTATTCATGTAAATAAATGAATCGTAAAATGGAATGCAGAGTTTTAAATCGTCTGTCCAATATTGTTTGAGTAAGTCGCAATCGACCAAACCTTTCGATTCTTTATTCGCGATAGAATAAATTTTAGTTAGAGCTTTGATTCCAGCGTCATTCTTTCCCATGAGAACGATTTTGTGCAGCGTATCATTCGACTCTAAAAATTCTGGAGTTCTCTGATTCACGCATCCAATGCGTAAACCGAAAATTAATTGAACTCCTGCTTCCTTGCATCTTGTATGTGCATTTAAGAAGCCGATCATAGAGTCTTCTACCAAAACAATTTGGTTTAAATTCTCCTCTTTGGCGATAGCCAAAATGCTATCAGAACCTCCTTCTTTTACTTTAGAAGGATCGTCTAATGTTAGTATCGACTTTCCGATACTATATGTTGATTTGAAGATGGGAATCATGTTATACGCTAACATGATACGTTCGTCGCGTCAAGCTCTTTTATTGAATGCAGGACAACCTTTGTAGTGAATCATTTCATACAAGAATTTATCTTCTGGATATTTTTTCACGAATTCGTCATAAGCTTCAATAAAGCAAGATGATACCATATTCCCTTGTAAGTCATTGATTTTATAATAATAAAATTCAAACTTGTAAGCGCAGTGATACATTACACTACCATCTTTTTTTAATTGACCTTTAGATGTAGCTCTTCCGCATTGTAAAGGTCCACCGAAAGAATTATCTTTTGGGTAATCTTGTCTAGCTGCAAAATTAGACAACGCTGTTTTTAAATCAAAGTTATCTAGGTATTTTTGAATTTCGGTTAACTCTAATTCAAATCCATATAGTTCTTCATCGGTCAAGATGGGCATTCTGATAACGCCTTTCTCTTCTGGCAGAAACTTTAGAAACAAAAACTCAGATTGAGTTTGGGAGTATTCTGGATATTTTTTCTTAACAGCCAAAGCATACATTAAGTCTTGCAAATTGTTTTCTAGCTCTTTGCCTTTGAAAACTTCTTTACTGCTTTTAAAGTCACGAATAATAGCTAAACCTTTCTTCTTGTATAAGAAGAGTTTATCAATGAAGCCTTTGATTTTATAGCTTACATTTCCTTCTTCGATATTCATATCGAAGTCTTGCTCGCTTAACGCTTCGGTTGGCTTGCCGCGATCTAGTCCATAAAAATCATGCTGTAATCCAGCAAGAGTCATTTCGCAAATCATTTTAATATTTGCTTCATCACTAATGCCCTCTTTCTTCGCATGTTTTCTGACTAGCCTTTCAATAGATTTGCTAGCAAAAATATCTCTTTTTTTAATAACAAGATTGAAATGTTTTTTATGCCGATCTTCTCCAAGACATTCAAAAACTAAATGACAAATACTTCCTCTGCGAGCGCCATCATTACTCCTGTCTGGGAGCTTTAAATGGTATTTGCACCAGTATAACCAGCTACATGATTGCGCTGTTTTGATACGACTGGCAGAGAGGGTTGTTTTGTTTTTAGATTCCAAAATTATCTATTTTCTTTAAAAATTTTTGCAGTCTTTTATCGTTGAAAGCAGTACGGTTCTCTAGACAGAATTCTTTGTAAACATTTAGTTTTGCTTCCTGACTAGTACTGGGAGCTTGATACCAATCTTTAAACGACATTTCTTTTTGTCTCATATCTCCAAAATCATTGGCCCAAGGCAACTGAATAAATAACTGATCAAAGTCAAAAAACTGAGATAGTTTCATGTAGTTTTTCATGGCGGCGATTTTACCATGATTCTTTTGTTTTTCATCGTCGTTATTTGTGGCAATAATGATCTTGCGCAAGTCTTTAGAGCACAGGTAATTTACAAGCGCTGGAGAGCAGTCTAATCCAAAAGTAACAAGGTTGTTAGGGTATCCCTCTTCGGTTAGAGCGAGGCTATCGCCAATACTCTCTACCAAGATGACTTCCTTCTTATCTTCAATAGACTGATCAACAGTTATTTCTTGAGGAACGAATGCTGGGTATACCCATTGACTCTTGACTCCTATATGTTTCCATTTGGGGAAATCATTGTTCTCGTTAATTTTTCTACCGCTAAATCCAATGATTTGACTATCAGAATTAAAGATTGGGAAAACCATGCGTTGATACATTTGGCCATTGCTGGCTAATCCGCATTTATATTTTTTCAACGTTTCTTCTGAAATATTCCTTTTGAGGTAAAGAGAATAATTGGGGAAGAGTCTTTGCAGACATTCTTCTGGATATACTTTTTCCATTTCTAATGTTTCTTTCTTAACGTATTCGGTTGGCTCACTTGAGTCGCGAATGTATTGTTTGATTATTTTAGGATCTTTGGTTTTTAAAGTTAATTCAATTAACTTTTGAAACGGCATCGAATCTGAACCAGATACATAGTCTTGCCATACACCTGTATTCTTATACACTTTTAAAGAGGTTTGGTTATCTCCTCCACGGTAAATTGCCGCTGTTCGCCAATGATTACCAAAATCTTTTAACCGATAACCAATCTGCTCAAGAGCGGATTTTATATCTTCAGAGTTCATCAAAGTCTGGTGCTGTGTTGCGCCCATTATGTTCTGTATCCTCTCCAATATCGTTAAATTCCACAATATCTCTCAAGTCGCCTTTTTCAGTGATGCAGAAATTCTTGAATTCCAAATTACAGAAATTCTTTCTCAATACATCGCCTACTCGCACCGCCTCAACTGCTCCTGCAACATCTTTTCCTAAATGTCTAGCTTTAACATTGATTATTTTATGAGTTCCGAATCTCACTCCTTCGTTTAAGATTTCATCTGTTGTCTTATTTCTAAGAATAAACATATGAGAACAGAATTGAGTAATTCGGTCAGAAAGAGAAACGATACTTTCGTCATCAATAACATTTTGAGAGTTACGGTTATTAGTGATACCAGAGCGGTTAGATTGCACTGACGTAATCATTGGAATGATTGGAACACCTTCGTAAAGAATATCTTTTTGCAAGCAGCGTTTGAACTTATCCACCATTTCGCCAACAGTCTGCCATTCTGTTTTATTGGCTCCCATATCAGATGTGGTTTTGATATAGTCAAAGCTGAAAATCATTTGATTGCCTCTTCCAACTTTAGAGTAATAGAACCTCTTTAAAGTATTGATCATGGAATCAACATCTAATCCGCCAACATTATAATAATAAAATTGCAGATTCTTAACCTTAGCCCATACAGACCTTACTTTATCAACAGTTTCTCTACCTGCTCGTAGCCACTGTCCGCTTTCAATCAAATGCATAGGAACTCCGCTAAGAGCCGAACACTGGCGCATGACAAGTTCTTCTTTGCTCATTTCTCCATTATCAAAATGAAGAACTGGAACATTATACTTTAGACTTACTTTGGTGCTGTAGTCCATACAGAACTGAGTCTTACCAACGCCAGAACGAGCTACAATAACAGTGATATTGCCTGGGCGGAGTAAGGAGCCGTACATATCATTAATCTTCGGATGTGGCCCCATCATACCGAATTCGGTCACGGGATTATTACCGCGATCTTCAATGATAGCTTCCATTTCATCATAAATATTCTCTGGAGTATCATTGCCAACCTCATATTGATTAATGCGGCTATTGTATTCTTTATCAGCCACAGATATGATTTCTCCATAGCTGCTCTCTGGAGCCATGTTTTTCATTTTACGAGCAATGGTCTGTGAGGACTCGTAAATTTCGCGTCGAATTGTATATTTTTTCAATTCTTTAGCGGTCTTGATAATGCCGCCTTCCGCTACCTTTCTCATGCCAAGAGACTTGACATATTCTCCTACATTTATAATATCATCAAATGAAAGCCCAAGAGACTGAACTCGTTGAGCAATAATAACATCGTCAATATCTTCGTGAGCTTCTAAAGCTTGCCTAACGATGGTAAAAATTGTTTTATTAATGCTGTTGTCTTCGCTATAGAAATCCTTCTCGTTAATGAACGCAGAGATTTCAAAATAGTTTTGCGGGTTCTTAATTAAACCAGCCAGCAGTTGTTTTTCGAGTTCGTAAGAGTATATCATGCTTATGATAAGCTACTCTCAATCATCTTCTTCGTCAAGTCCTTCTTCACCCATATCTGTATTATTTGTGATGAACTCTTCTTCGTCGCTATTGTTTAAGTATTTTTCCAAAACTTTTCTCATGCCAAACTCTACAATTTGAGAATCGTATTTGGCGTACACCAATGGATTTCCATCTTCAGAGATGTAAGCAAGGATAACTCCTTTGTATTTGTCAGCGCTGCCGCTCAACTCATAGAGTTGATCAATTAAATTTGCTGGCATGTGAAATTTGGGAAGCTTAGTCAGATCATTAATAGCCATACTTTATATTACAGATATACTCCTTGAGATTCAAAAAATTCTTTATTTAATTCTTTAACGTCATAAATTTCAATCAATTTAATATTATTGATTTCGCAGAACTCAAATTTTTTAGTGTCTCTTTTTAATTGTTGTAAAAATTTTGCCCTGCTGCTATGAAAGAATGGAACAAATTTTGTATGCTGTCTTCCTTGAACTTCTATAGCTATTTTTTTGTTTGCATTAAAAAAGTCAAAAGTCATGCGAGTATCTACAATGCGAAACTCTTCAAATACAAAATCTTCTGACCAATAGGGTTTTAAAAAGCGCTTTACCTCATCTTGGAACTTACTACGGGTTTTAGTGTTCCAATTAATGAGGTAATCTTTAGCGTTTTTTAAGTTTTTTTCTTTACCGTATAAGTTTTTAAATTTCATTTTGAACGAGCTTCTTGAAATACGACACAAGGAATTTC